TCGGTTTCTATGCTCAAGCCTGCCCCCGCTTCCAGTTCGTAATCCAATCCCTGACCGTCGTGTCTGACAGCCCCAATTCGCTCCCTATCGCTCGCCGGCTCTTTCCTTCGGCGTGCAGGGCCAGTGCCTTGTCCTTCGTTTCCTGGCTGTGTGGCCTGACCTTCCCCGCCTCTTCAAGCGACCGGCCTTGCGTCCAATGCAATAGGGAGTTCTTCGCTATGCCGTGCTCCCTCGCGAATTCCTTTTTACCCATGCCGGATAACTGCCACCGCCTGACGTATTCGAGCTTCATGGCCTTGGTTAACTTGGCCTTGGCCGGGGCTGCGTGTGGGGCGTCGTCAGGCTTTACCCGGCTTGCGAGGTGAATGTATCGGGCAAATGCAGGCATCCCCGCATATGCTCCTCGCAGCAGGCTTTCGCTTCCTCCAAGGTCTCGAACTTCCCCAAGTTCTGAGGGAATGACTGTCTCTGCATGCGTTTGGCTATCCATTTGGCTCCAGTCCAGTCTGCTCTGTAGATACCTAACCGGCTTGATGCTTTGGTGTCGTGCCAGTCGCTCATGCGTCCTCCCTCATCGCCACTCGATAGCCGTCCGGTATGTAGGGGTCGCCGTCTATGGGGTACGGTTGGAATTCGATCCTGCCCTGCCAGCCATTGGCCCTTATCTGCTGCATCAACTTGTGTTGCCTTCGATAATGCTTGGCTATGTCGGGCACCTGTTTGCGGATTCCCTTAGCCGACTGACTTGAAAGGGCGCGAATCTCGAAAGCCTTATCCACCCCGATGCACTCCGAAACCCAGTCAGCGAAATACGGGGCGTTACTGCCCATCTCCCGATGACACGGCCAGCACTGGCTGAATGCGTTTAATGGGTGGAATCTGGTTGACCAATTCCCCCTACCCATCCAGTGACTGCAATGCAGGCCCATGCGGGAATTACCTTCGGGGTGATACCGGCCGCAGACTTCGCAGGTCCAGTTGGTGCGCTCGCGGATGCACTTGGAGAATGCGGAGTCGGCGGGGGTGATTAGGAGGGTCATTGCTTAATGACGGCCCTTGCAACACACACTTCCACGGCCGTGCTCATGTTGGTTGCGCCGCATCTGGCGTCTATGGGATGCACGCCCGCCTTCGTCATTCGCTCAATTGCCCGCGTTTGTAGTACGTTGCACGACGCGCACGTCAGCGTAAAAGCGCAAAACGCCGCCGCCACCGTTCGCCATATCGCCACCCAAAAAACGCTTTCACTATCCATCACGCCGCCCTCGTTTCGCTGAATTGGACGCCCAAATCCGTCGCGGCCCATGCCTCAACTTCGGTCATCCAGTTGGAGAATTTCTCCGTGTCGTATTCGCTAGGGTGGTCCCTGACAGGGGTGCCGAACGGGCCAGGACGAACACCGCCGAATCTGCGGGCGCAGTATTCATACCAAGCCTCCGGGTCGTGCCATTCGCCGCCCATCGCGCTCGGGGCCTGTTGACTGATTTCGGTCATCAGCGCCCAGATTCGGGAATTCTGCTCAAGCGTTCTGTTCGGCTTATGCGGCTTGAACGTCACGGCTACAGGGCCATTGCGTAGCTCGTCGCGTATCGCCTTGCCAATGCGGGGCATGTCGTCGGGGCTTCGGACTATTAGCTTCATGCCGGCTGCCTGCGCTTGTTCTTGTGCTTGCGCGCGCCCTCGCACCAAGGGCAGTCGCCGTGACTGCGGCAGGACGAATCAACGCGCTTGCTTCCGTAGTACGGCCGGCGCTTCTCCTTGCCGTGCTGAATTGCCTTGTCCAAGCTCACCGGCCCTCTCCTGCGCTTCCGTCAGCGTCCGAAATGAGCAGATCAATCTCATGCTCGACCGCTTGCGCATGTCGTAGAGGACATAAGCTTCTGGCCATATCTCGGGCCAGCCGTCGTGAGTCGGGGCTTTCTGGTTGATCGCTTTTAAGATCCTCCAGTGTCCATCCGCCGTATTGATCCAGCACTCGCCCCGCTTCGGGTATGTCTGCCAGTCGAGCATGCTTGGCCAGCTCCTCCGCCTTTCGACATATCGCGTCCATGGGCATCTCCGGGCCTGTTGTGGAGCGTCTATGCCATTCCTGGCTCCACAAAATCTGTGCGTGCCAGGCTGCGGCGTATTCGCGTGAAGGGAAGTCGCGCTCTGCTTTCCAGCCGGTTGGCTTGCCGTTGGGCTTCATGCGGCCACGCTCACGATTGCCCTTCCGATGACTTCAACGACCTGGGGCGACACGGCATTTCCGAGGCATCTAAGGCGGTCCAGCCTTGCGGAAACCCCATCTGCCATTCCCACAGCTCCGGGGTAAGGGTCGGATGCTCCGATTGGAGCCGCGCATAGGCCGGGTGCTTCTTCATAGAAGGCGCGCAGTGATTCGCCGTCGCGGTAGGCGTGGGCCAAGTAGACGGCCCGCCTTCTGGCCCGCTGCCTTTCTGGTAGCGCAGTATCGACCTCGAGTGCATCGCAGACGTACCCGGCGGCGAGCAAATCGCCCTGAATCCTGTCGAAACCATGAAGCGACTCAGGCACGTTTTCAGCAATGACCCAACGGGGGCGCGCAAGTCGAACGACCCGAAGGAATTCCGGCCACATGTCGGGGTGGTTGTTTCTACCTCGAGCGGCGCTGCTGAAGGTTTGGCAGGGCCAGCCTCCGCAAACAACGTCAACTGGCGGCACGCTCGAGACTTCTCGTATGTCCCCGAGGTTGGGCACGTCGGGCCAGTGCTTTCTGAGAACTGCGCTTGCATAGGGGTCAATCTCGCTTTGCCAAACCACTTTCATTCCGGCCCGCTCTAAACCCAAATCGAAGCCACCCACTCCCGCAAATAGGCTGCCCACGGTTAACGGCTCACTCACCCTTCACGTCCTCGACCATCCGCTCCCATTCCTCCGTGGTGACGCATGTCCGCTCATTAACCCACTTGCACGGCGGCCACTCGTCAGGCATCAACTTCGCGGCTTCGGCTGCCTCTTCGACTTGCTCCGGGGGCGGTTGGCTGGCTAGTACGTCACGCAGGGTGAGCGTTGCGACTAGCACGAACAGGGCGAGGACTGCGGCGGTTTTGGGGTTCATGCTTTGAGCCTCTTTTCGGCCTCTTCTACCGCCGCGTCATGGTCCTTCACGGCCCTTTCAATGGCGTCTGCCAGTGTGCGTAGTTCGTCAGGGTCGGCAGCCCAGCGGTCCGTTTTCAGCACGGCATATGCACCGCCGCCACCGTCCGCAATTTCAATGGTCAGGCTTTGGATAACCGAATTGACCCGCCCGCAACAGTCTTCGTCCTGCTCAAGCGTCCATGAGCTTATGCGCTGCTTAAGGTTGCTCATGCCGTCACCTCGCTATTAGCGGCAAACCTCGAATTGAGGGCCGTCACCCACCAGCCGTTAGCGTTCTGGGCCATGCCTTTTGCTTCCATGGCTTCGGTAGTCATGCAATGACGCTCTGCCCCGTCGCCTGCTCGGTGCTTGTCGAATGCCGCCGTGCTTTTGAAATACTTCGAGCACGCGGCGCACTGGCATTTGTTGCCGGTCAGTTTCACGCCGTCACCTCCCTATCAGTCGTGCGCGTCTCTGTGTCGGGGTCGTGGCCGATGGGGATTAACTGCCAGCCGAAACACGCCCACACCCCGCCGTAAGCGTCGATACGCACGGAGTATTCGGTGCCGAATAACGGGCCATTACTTGACCTCGCCGACCACGCTGGGTCGCGGTAGTCGCACACGACACCCTCTGACGGCGAATGAATGCCCTCAAGCGGAATCACAATGCACCTCGTCCCTATCGGAATCATGCGCGCCTCCTCACCAAGTCTTTAAGCTGCGTCACGTTCGCTCTCGCCGTTTCCTTACTGCTCACGGGGGCGGGTAACTGCGGCACGTTCTGGTACATGGCCTCGTTTTCCCGCTTCTTCGGTTTGCACAGCGCGACGAATTCGGGAAGGCTCGGCGGCCACGCTTCGCCCGATTCAAGGCACGCCATAACGCCGCGCTTCAGTTCGTCACGAGACAACACGGAAAGGCGCCTCGACCACGTTTCCGCTGGCTTCGTGCCGTAACTGCTCGTCCACTTGTGGCCGTAAATCTCCGTCATCCGACCCCAAAGGAAATCCATCAGCGTCGAGGTTGCAGGCTTCTCGGACCCGCTCGACTGCGGACGTTGGTTTTGCAGGGCCTTGCCTGCTATGCCCCCGGCTTTCTGCATACTCCACCGCCTTTCGAATCCAGTTGCGCCATGTGGCGTTCCAATCGGCCTTAACGCCCTTTTGCCCAGGTTGGGCGGCCCAGTAGTCCCGGAACTTGGGCAACTCTTGGACTTCCAGCGGAGGCGGCTTGTGCTGCATGTCCGGCCCCGACCAGTTTTCCGGCACCCAGTCAGCAGGGAGGCGTGAACCGCGCCCAACTACCGAACGCAGTGAGGTAGTTATATGGCTATGGCTATGGCTTAGCTTTTCGTTGGGTTCCGTTTCGCTTTCGTTTTCAAAACCCAGTGGGTTTTTTTTGGGTTTCCTTGGGCGCCCCCCGAGCTTCCCGTTTTCGCGATTGCGTTGGGTTGTTCTGTCGGCCTTCAGAAACTCCTTGTCCGCCCTCGCATGCGTTAGCCCTTCGTCGGTGCACACCCAAAAACGAGCGTCCACGGCGTCCACGGCGTCCCGCTCCTGCTTCGTCTCGGCACGCAGGAGACGGTACAGTTCACGGCCCGAAGGCAGCGGCCTTTCAGTCGCGTAGTAGTGCTGAAGCATGAGCAGGTAGGCGCCGTGCTCAGCCAGCGACAGCGCGGCCGTATCGCGCAGGTAGTCGCCTATGTAGAGTTTGAAATAGATCACATTACGCCGCGAACAGATCGCCGGTCTGCTTCGTGGCGCCGTCGATGTTCGCCTTCGCCTGCCGGTAGTAGCTTTCCTTCAGCTCTACCCCGACAAACCGGCGCCCCATCTGTACGCTGACGTAACCTTCGGAGCCGATGCCCGCAAACGGGGACAGCACGATCTCGCCGGGGTTGGTCCACAGGTCAATACCGCGCCGGATAACCTCGAGTTGCAGCGGGCAGATGTGGCGCTCGTCGTCGTGCTCTCGGGCGCTCATGTACTGCAAGGTGTCGTTGGGGTCTATGTCCATCCAGATGGGCGAGGCGATGCGCTGCCACTTCTCGACGGGATAGTCCTTGGGATCGTGCTTGACGCGCTCCACAACGTCGCCAGGGGCGCGCATGGTCACGAGGTAGTCGGGGATGCCCTGCCGGCTCATGCTGGCGTTCTCACGCACCGTCTTGTGCAGAAGCCCCAACGCCTTAGTGCGCTGCATGGCGGTCACGGGGTCTTTCCAGATCACGACCTCGGAATGGAAGATGAATCCGCGAGACTGGAACAGCCGGATCAGGTCTCCCCGGAAGTCCTCAAGCCCGATATATCCGTGCTTGACCTTGCTCGTCGGAAGCAGCATGCAATGGAAAGACACATCGCGACCGGGCTGCATGACGCGGGCCAGCTCATCGGCCAGAAAGCCGAAATGCTCATAGAAATCCGACGCATTGCGGCAATTCCCCATGTCTCGCGGGCTGTTGCTGTACGTGTACAGGCTGATGAACGGCGGGGAAAAAATGCTGTAATGCACGGACTTGTCCGGCAACCCCTTGATAACCTCGACGCAATCGCCGTTGTACAGGCTCCAGTCGTCTCCGTGTGCTTGGTCTATGCAGTGCATGATGCCTCCCGCAAGAATGCCGGCACGCGGATCGCGGTGTCGGCTTTGTATTGATTGGTTTCCCTCAATGAGCCCAGCACGGCTTTCCGCACTGCGGCCAGTGTCTCCGCAGACAGCGCCGACGCCATCGCTTTTGCGTCCGACTCCTTGCGCTTCAGGTTCGCCAGGATTGTGGCTTCTGCCTCACTGACGTACAGATGGGCAGTAACTTCTTTGCGCTGCCCGAAGCGCCAGCAGCGACGGACGGCTTGGTAATACGACTCCCAACTATCCGACACGCCGACAAAGGCGATATTGGCGCAGTGCTGCCAGTTCAGGCCCCATCCGCAGATCGAAGGCTTGGAAATCAATACGCGGGCGCGGCCTTCGGCGAAATCGCGCAGCCTTGCCTCTTTCGTTTCGGCGGGGTCAGCGCCGGCCACTTGTACTGCCCCGTCGATAGCGCGATGCAGCGCATCGCCCTCGGCATTCAGCTCGCACCACACGACCCACGGGCCGGGGGTGGAATTGACCAGATCGGCGCATTCCTTAACGCGACCGTCCATGCTGCCCTTTCTGGCGGATCGCCTCTCAGAAAGGGTCATGGCGCCGCCCGCGAACAACTGCCCAATCACGGGCTCGGACGCGATGATGTGCTCGACGGTATGCAGTGGGGGCAGGTCATAGGCCGATGCGTCATGCCCCAGGTCTGCGGGGCTTCGGACCATCGCGCCCCACGACGCCACCCATCGCCAAAACTCATTTCTTGCATGCCCCTTGATGCGCCAAACCTGAGTCTCGCCTCCGTCATGGACAAAATACTCGGCGAGCATTTCAGCCTGCGTCCGAATGCCTAAGAATTGCGCATGCGTGCCGAGCTCCACCCAGTCATTCGGGGCCGGGGTCGCCGTTGCGCATAGTTTGTATGCAGTGCCCCGGAAGGCATCCATCAAAACGCCTAGCGTCTTGCTGGTGTGGTGCTTGATGATGCTCGATTCATCCAGCACGACGCCGACGAACTGCGATGAGTCAATGAGGTGCAGCCGGTCGTAATTGATGACGTTCACGCCGTCTTTCGCGTCGTCCATTGATCGGCAGTGAGTAACGGTCACGCCGATTGACTCGCCCTCCAATACGGTCTGCTCCGCCACCGCGAGCGGGCATAGAATCAAGACCATGCCGGCATTTCTGCGGGCGATTGTGTCGGCCCACGCCAGTTGCATGCGCGTCTTGCCGAGTCCGGTGTCAGCGAATATCGCCGCCCGCCCCTTCCTAAGCGCCCACGAAGCCAGATCGCCTTGATGCGGCATCAGTTGATAAGCCGCGTCGAATTCGGATCGATCCACTTCAATGCCTTCTGTCGACGTGTGCGCTAGTTTGCGCGCTACGAAATCCCCGTATGTCATTGTTATGTCCAGACTTGATCGCTGATAATTCGGCTGATGGTGTTCTGCCGAACGCCATACTTCGCGGCCAATTCGGCCTGCTTAGCCTCCCTCGCAAAATAGGCGCGTCGGATTTCTTGGGCTTTCGCCCGCGTCATGTGGCGGTAGTGGCTTTTGGGCCTCACAGTAGCACCCACACAATCAACCCCCACAATGCCAGCCCGCCCGCAATCGCGAGGGGCAGCGCTTGGAAAAGACCGAAATCGTCACCGGCATTAGTGGGGAGGTCTTCACGGCTGGCCGTTAATGCGGCAACTTCGGGTGCCGCTAATCGTTGCGGCGCAATAGGGAGGCGCGCGCCCGGAATCGAACCGGGGCCGGGCTTTTGGGTGCCTACTCCGCCAGTGGCGTCTCGGACTTCCCGTGCAACCACTACACCGCGCGCGCCATATTCGTTGCCCTGATGCAACTGGATCACTGCTCACCCCCAAAAACCTCAGGGCATAGCTGATAGCGGGTGATTTTCCCCTCTGTCACTGCCTCGATTTTCAGTGCGTGGACCGGGGACGGCTTACAAATGCCCCGCATCCATTGGTGTACAGCGGCCTGGGACACGCCCACCTTACGGGCCATCTCCCATTGAGTAAGCCCCGCCTCTTGCATGTAATCGGTGATGAGATTCATGGCTTCCGTTATAACGCGCCTTTCATGTGGGCGCAAGTGCCGGCGTGGTTTTGCTTATATCTTTTTTGCTACGAAAAATGTTCTAAGCAAACGTACCATAGCCCTTGTAATGGGGCGACCATATAACTACTATTGCATCACACACAACGCAACAGCCTTCGGGCTAGGGGAGAGCAGAGATGGGCAACCGAGTAACCCCGTCATGAGCGGCACTTTGGGAATGCTTTATCTGGTTGACGTGAAAATGATCGACAAGGCGACCCGCGAAACCATTAAGCAGCGGCTTTTGGTGGTTGGGGGCGAGGAAGCGGATATAAGCCGGAAAATTAGCTGGGTGATTGATGCCTCTCGCTATCGGTCAATCGCCGTAATCGGCCATGAAAAAATCCGCGACAAGGTGCACGTCCTTCACACGGTCGTTGAGCAAGCGCCGCCCGCGCCCACCCCTGTGATTGAGAGAGGCGACCGCAGCGAAAGCGTCCCTCAGGCGAAAAGCATCATCCAGAGCGAGCCGCCCAAGCTGTTCGCAATTGGCGTGACAACCACCATGGTTGCGCAGGACTCGACGCACGCGCTGCGCAAGGTTGGGCACGCCATCTTGAGTCGCACATCGCCTGGGTCGTCGCATGCGGGAGCGTCTCTCAGCGACAACTCTACGATCTCAGTTGAGCAGATCCCATTTAGCAGCGGGTACGCCAAGCCCCGCGACGTTAGCAACGAAAGCAATCACGCGACTTTCGTGCGCGGGTAGCCCCCCCAGCCTTGCCGCCTAACCCCAACGAACACCGGAGAGAGTCGATGAGCAACCTTTACGACGTGATCGCCGTTCACATGGAAACGGGAGCGGAGCGCCTGATTGCCTCCGCCAAGACGGAGCGCAACGCCGACGCCATCGAATGCATGGCCGTCATGCGCCGTGGCGTGGAGACCGAGTTCTACAAGACCGTGCCGCACGATCCGGCGCGCAAAACGGAGGCCGCATAAATGAACTACATCAGCGAAATCCAGTCCGCCGCCGAGGGCTATGACTGCCCTTGGAGCGAACTGCCCGAAGGTGTCCGCCAAATGTTGATGGCCGAATACCTGCTGGCCCAGCCTTACCTTGAGCCGTGGCAGGCGATTCCCGCCCGCACCCTTGAATACCTGACCAAAGACGCAGCCGCCGAAGTCGTGCGGCACAAGCGTCGGGGCAGGCAAAGCGAGGCGTATCTGGCGGCCAAGGAAGAATTCTTCGAAGAGTTATTCAGCCTGCTCATGGCCGAGTGCGAACGTCGCGCAGAGGACGACTACGACGCCGAGTTTCTTCAGGAGTCCACCACGCTTATCCGTGCGCGCGCTGCCGATGTCGCTGCCGAATCTCGGGCGCGGCTGGTGGATATGCAGGGATGAGCGGGCTTATTCGCGAAGTTTTCGCCCGCCCCGCCTTCGATAAGCGCCACAGCGACCCCAGCAAGAATTACGGGATTCACGGCGTTGACCTTCGCTTTTATCTGAAAGGCCCGGCCGGCGCGATACAGTTTGTGGTCTACACGAATTGGCACTTACCGCATGTCCAGTCCGAGATGGACGCAAAGCCGCTGAATGATTTCCCGTACATGTTTCACAAGCCGATGGCTGCGGACATCGGGTATCACGCACGGGTTCCGCAATATGAAGACCAGCCGATGATGGAAGCCGATTGCAGCGTCATTGGCGGCCCTTGTTACTACGATGGCTCGTCCCTGCAAGCTGAGAGGGTTTTTGAAATTTTCGTGTGCGGCGGGACCGATGCGCTCTGGGAAGAAATGGAGCAGCGGTATTGCAACCGATTCGGGGTCGCCCTCAACACAGAGCCGCAGCCATGAGCCGTTGCCTGCTGCACAAGAACAAGGTCGAGGCGTTCAAGGCGTGGCTCGCCGAAAAGGGCATTGAGAACCGTCCGCCGCGCGGTGGTTATGAGATTTGGCAGGTCAAGACCCGCAGCCAATGGGCATGCCTGTACGCGCGCATCGAAATGCCGGAGCACGTTACGTGCGATGTCCGATTGGAGCGGATGGTGCGGCAGTTCATCCGCGATCAGCGCGTCGCCCTTGTGGAGCCGCAGCCATGAGCACCCAACGCGACTACGCACACAGACCCCGGCCGTTACCCAAGTGGGCCAGCGTGCTGATTGAGTGCGCCATCATCGCCTTTGCCGTGTTTGCGATGGGGGTGCAGTTGTGAGCGGGCACATGTGGGCATGGCAGCAGGGCTACGACGACGCACTGCGGGGGCTTGGTCCTGACGATCAGCCGCTTGAATGCGCAGACGGGGAAGCCCTAGACGCATGGCGCAGCGGCTGGAACGAAGCGAATTCCGAACTGGAGATTTATCATGAATGCCATTGTTGAACTACAGCCGCAGCCCCTAGAGCCGGCGCAAGTCGGGTCGCTGCTAGAGCGCGCCATCGAGCGCGGCGTTGATGCAGATAGCCTGCAAAAGCTGGTTGCCTTGCAGGAGCGGATTCTTGACCGGCAGGCAGAGCAGGAGTTCGCCGTCGCCATGCGCCAGACGCAGGGCGCGATTCAGCCGGTACTGAAGAACCGCAAGAACAGCCAGACCGATAGCTACTACGCCACGCTCGAAGCCTTGAACAAGGCCGTGGTGCCGGTCTACACGCAATACGGCTTCTCCCTGTCATTCGGGACCGAGGACAGCCCGACCGAGGGCTACATCCGCATCGTGTGCGATGTGTTCCACATCGGCGGGCATACGCGGCGTTACCACTTCGACCTGCCGCTTGATGACGTTGGCATCGCGGGGAAGACGAACAAGACGCGGGTCCACGCATCAGGTTCTACCCTGAGCTACGGCCGGCGCTACCTGACCATGCTCATCTTCAACGTGAGCACGACGGACGACGACGACGGGAATGGGGCCAAGGTTCCGCTCATCACGGAGCAGCAGGTCGCAGACCTGGAAGCGCTGGCTCAGGAAGTCGGCGCCGACGTGGCGAAGTTCTGCCAGTGGTTCAAGGTTGGAAGCCTTGCCGAGATTCACGCCAGCAACTACAGTCGCGCCGTTAAGGGGCTGGAAGCGAAGCGCAAGTCATGAGGATTATCGACTGCGAACAGGGTTCACCAGAATGGTTCGCCGCCCGACTTGGCAAGCCCACGGCGTCCGAGTTCAACAAAATCATCACGGCAGGCGGGAAGGCATCCACGCAGGCGGACGGCCTGATGCACAAGCTGCTGGCCGAACTGATTACCGGCAAGCCTGCGGTATTCACGGAATCTGACTGGATGAAGCGCGGGAAGGAATTTGAGGCAGAGGCCCGCGACTTCCTCGCGTTCCAGACTGATACGGAAATCCGCCAAGTCGGCTTCGTGACGACTGACTGCGGCTCATTCGGGTGCAGCCCTGACGGCATGTACGCGGAAGGCGGGTGCGAGCTTAAGTGCCCATCGCCAGCCGTGCATGTGTCCTACCTGTTAGCGGACCGCCTCCCTTCTGAATACGTGCCCCAGGTTCAAGGCTCGATGCTTGTAACCGGCGCTCCGTGGTGGGATTTCGTGAGCTACCACCCCGACATGCCGCCGCTGATTCTGCGGGTCGAACGGGACGAGGCGTATCACGAAGCGCTGGCGGAATACATGGGCAAATTTCTTCTGAAGCTCAACAAGGCGAAAGCCGAACTTATCGAACGCGGACACTTGAAGGAAGCAGCATGACCATACTTAAAAGGCTCGTCGTCACCACTGGCACTTACCAGAAAGACGGCGAAACGAAGAAGCGATACAAGACCATCGGCCACATCCATTCCGGCCAGCATGGTGAATACATCACGCTCGCCGCAGACGTGAACCTCGCGGCTTTCCCGAGAAAGGAAGGCGACGACCGCGTGATGGTCAGCCTGTACGACGAGGAAGACAAGCAGGAGCGCAGGCCAAGCAAGCAAGCGCCGCCGCCTGACGACTTCGGGGACTCAGACATTCCGTTCTAGCGGGCCATGAGGGGATGACGATGGACGACGAAGATTACTGGCACTTCATCCGACTCGCAGAGCGAGAGATGCGGAACGACGAATGGCTCGACCACGTTGAGCCGGACGCTAATCCGTGGGGCGGGTTTGCGGATGGCGACGATGAGGGGATGACATGATCCAGCGATACGACCTTGTCTGCGAATATGAAGCGAACATTGGGCCGCTAGACGATGGCGACTATGTGGCCTACGCCGACCACCTCGCCGAACTCACCGCCGAGCGCGAGCGGGCGGACAGGGCTGAGGCTGAAATTGCTCGCCGTCACGGCATCGGCGGGGAACTGATAATCGCCAGACGAGAGCGGGACGAAGCCCATAACGAACTCGCTGCCCTGCGCGAGCGGGTGGAGAGGGCCGTGGCTGCGCTTGAGTGCGGGCACCCCGCGTCACTGATGCTGCACTCGGCCGAAACCGGCGAACCGCTGTATTGCGAGCTATGCGACATGCGGTCGCAACGCAACGACGCCGTGCAGATGGAAGAGCACTACAAGGCCGAACGCGACGCCCTGCGCGAGCGGGTGGCGCGGCTGGTTGGGGTGATTGAGGCGGCGCCGCATGGTGCCGGCTGCCTGTTCGGCCTCAAGGCTACCGCATCCATGTTCTACCACTGCAACTGCTGGAAGCGCACCGCATTGGGGGACAAATGAGCCTGCGAGATGAGATTGCGCAAAAACTGTTCTTCGAGGAGCACGGCACGATGGAGCAGTGGGGCCGCGAGGACCAGTATTACAACCCGCCCTATTACGCACTGGCCGACGCCCTCATGCCGCTGGTGGAGCGGGCTTTGAGAAGGGCGGCGCGGGCCGGCGTAGAGGCAGGCACCGAGAAGGGCATTCATCACTGGCCTTCTGAGCTTGACGCCATCGTCGCCCGAGTGACGGAGAAGGGGGATCTGTGAGCGAGATTGCAGCCAAGTATTACTGCCCGCTGCCCGGCGTTGGGAAAGGCAACCTTCTGTGGGATGCCGCTAACCCCATGCGCGGCGGCAAGTTTCCTCCGTCACACCCACTGGCAACGAATCCAGAGCCGATGACTATCGGGCGCCCTGAGCCAACAGACGACCCGCTGGGCAAGTTCCGCGCCCTGGGCTACTGGGCGAGTTGTTTCCCGGAGGGTGACGGGCTTTGCTTTGACGCCCCTGAAGACGTGAGCTTTGAGCAGATGATCGCGGACGTGCGTACGTGCTTCCCGTGGCGCATCGTCGTCAAGCGCGCCGAACCGGACGCCTGATCGCATGTCCAGTACCGCAAACGTGGGTCGGGTCGCACAATCTAGGGGCCGGTCGGCAGGGAGAGACCCCGGTCCGGGCGATGATGTCCCATGCGAGCGCTGCGGAAAGCGGGCG